GTTAAATTTTATCTGTGATGTTAATTCTTTGGCAGCACCGCCAGCGGCTGGATCATTCGCAACAAATGCAATTGCTGTTACACCAGCAATAGAATCAGCATATGTTAAGTTAACAGAATCATTAGCAAGAGTTCCAGATGTTACAATAAATTCTACAACAACCACATTTCCATTATCTAATGATACGCCAAAAGTTCCATCGCCAAATTTAATTTCATATTGTTCGTCTTCAGTTTCTTCTAAGAAATATACTTCAGATGTAGAATTAACGTCCACTAAATTGTCTGGTTTAGAAAATACTCTTGTTGTACTGTCGGTACTTGAATTTAAAACTTTGACTGAAATTGTAGTTGTATCTATGTTGGTATTTTGAATCAAAAATCTTTGTTGTGTGTCTGAGGAATCTACAGAATATCGTCTGACAATATATGTGCCCTCATTCAATACAAGTGTGCCAGAATATATACCAGCATTAACTGTGATCGTCACCGCACTAAGATTCAAAAATGTGTAAGATTTGCCATCAATAGATCCTGTAAATTCTGTGTATGCAGGAATTAAGACCGTAGCTGGAGATCCGGTGACAGTCAAAGTAGCTGTTCCGGTAACACTAGCAGATGATATTGATCTAGGAATATAATTTAATGACTTAGCTAAGTTTACGATAGAATTTCTTTTCTGTGCTGTAGTAAGAAAAGCCTCAGCCGATACCATGTTAAGATAGAATGAATTATAGTATGTGTTATATGCTAACAAATCCAAAAGAACAGACATGCCAGAGCCATCAAAATTGTAGTCTCTAAATTGATCCTGTGATTGTAAATACCTTTTAAAGTTAGTTTTAATTCCTTCAAAATTGAGTTCATCAACTCTTAGATTATTGTCTATGGCCATTTTATGATGCCCTTGTTAGCGTTGTTGATAGCGTTGCAAATTGGTTAATATTTTTTATCACATACGATACGTCTATTTTAACATCATTTTCCTCAACCGTAATATTAACTATATTAACAGAAATTCTAGGTTCATATGTTCTAATAGAATCGAGTATTTCTTTTTTCATATCATACTCTGAAAATCCTTGTTGATAACCAAACAAATAATCCGATATGTTGCATCCATATTCAGGATTAAAAGGTCTAGTTCCTTTTCTAGTATTAATTAGATTTGCCAGAGATCGTTTGATTGCAGTTTCATTTGTGATCGGACGAACGTCTCCTGTCACCGGATGTGGGGTGAAGTCTAATCCAAGGTCTTTGTAAAATACGATATCTGCCATTTTTTCTTTTATTTATGTTGTTTGTTCTGCCGTTTTAGCGTCTTGAATTTCTTTTCTGCGTTCTTTTGTCGCTTTGCTTAATTCTGCTAATGCTTTTCTTGCTCTGGTGCCAGCCGCTTTGTTGCCTTTGCCTTCAAACTTTGCATTCTCTGCAAGATATGATTCAAATAAATTTACTAAGTTTTCGTGATTTGTCATTATTGTTTCCTTATAAAGTGTTGACATTTGCTTGACATGATGCTATACTACTGTGTAGCCTATGATTTTAGATATATTAAGGTGGAGGTGGAGGTATCGGAAGAGTCTTAGCAACAGCAATTTCAGCGTCTTGCAATACATCTTTATCTTCTAGCACTTTTATTCTATCCAGAATTTCTGTAAGAGTTGTGTTATTTTCTCCATCAGAGAATCTCAATTCTGTGTTTCCGTGAAGAAGTAAAGTGTTATTTGCAGACATTTCTGCAATTCCGTTGTTCGCTAAACTTATTTTAGCGTCATTTATATTCCACACAATCGAATTCTTTTCAGTTACAGTTGCAAAGTTTCTAGTTAAACTTGATGGTGTGCCAAAATACGTTGAAGCCTCTTCGGGTATTGCAGGAAGATATCCAAGAATTGCAGGCTCTTGTGCAGACAGTGCATCTAAGAAGAATCCAAAAACCCATTCACCAACTCTAGGCGTTCCGTAAAGGTTTGGTGTATTTAAAGGATGAATAGATAACGCAAATGGTAAGTCTTCAGTCGGAACTAAATCAGTTGACTTTGCTGGATGATATCCAAAGCATCGCACTCTACATCTGCCAAGCGTCAAAGGATCGTCAATATCTTCAACGATACCAATCCACCAAACAAATCCATCTTGCCCAATAAAATTTTTCATAGTTTGTCTAATTCTGATGTGTCTACTGCACCTGGAGGAACGTTATCACGTATCCAAGTCAGCAATTGCCTTTTCACATCAAGTTCTGTCTTTGCAGGCTTTCCTGGTTCTTTAAGTGTCAAGTACTTGAAGTCTTTGATAACAGGATTATCTTTCTTGTCTCTGTATGGTTTATTTGTTTTTGGATCAACAACAAAAATTGTATTCTCTGGATTATTTAGAATGACATAAACTCCGCCTTGAACAGATGGCGGCATTGATGTTGTCACTAAATTATATACAGTTTGGGCTGCACCTGCATGTGTCGCAAGTAAAATATCTTCTGGCACAACTCTATCTCTTTTCTTATTGTTCTTGATTGCAATTTGATAGTTAGTCAGAACCCATGATACGTGAATGTTCTTTGGTTCATATCCAGCGGCAAACAGCTTTGGCAAAACATCTGTCATGTCAGAAACTTCTTTGAAGGTGCTGTCAAAAATAATATTTGGCAATTGTCCTTTTTCGGCGCCAGCAAGCATTAAGTCTAACGTTTTGTTTTTTACGTCAGTTGCACGAATAAGAATGTGTAGAATGTAAACGTGAGTTGGTGTCTTGAGATTCAATTCACTCATCTTTAGATTCTTGTTAGTCAATTCTGTTTGAATAAGTTCTTTATCTTTCTCAGAAATCTTGTCGCCGTACTTGGCAAGCAAATCTTGTGTCGTGAATTTGCCAAGTGCATCTAACTTTTGAAATGCAATCTTCAATTCATCAACGTCACGTACTTTAAACTCCGATCCTTGCATGAAATGTTTAATTGCAAAGCCTTTGCCAGAACCTGCACCACCAGCAAGGAACACAATCTGCCCATACTTTGCGCCGTTGTTGTAGAGTATTTGTTTTTCTACAAGTTCATATGCCTTGTAGTCCTTTAACTCTAAAAATTCTGAAAATTTAAGTTTTAAACCCATTTGAAGTAACTCTCTTATAAGTATTGTAATTCTGATAAATCTTGCTGTGTCAAATCGTTTTTATTTAAATCAATTGGAATTGAACCTCTAGTTAATTCTAATCGTTTTATATAAGTTGAAAGTGTAATACTATGTTTAACTCCAGAAACAAAATATTTGCCGCTGTTGTATTCATCTAAAAGAAGATTTGAAGAACCTGGAACCATTTGTTTATCAAACGCACTTGGAATTACAAGATTTATTATATGCCCAGTGCCAATGTTATTTGTTGCACCTTGAATATCAACTTCTACTTTAAACATATTTTTAGATAAGCTACCAAAAATATTATTTTTTAACCAAGTGTCTCTTTGGATTGGATCATTAAAGTATGTAGAACCAAAAATAAGTTTTCTTCCTGGAATTTCTCCACTGAAATTGTCGTAAGTACTGAATATATTGTTTGTATCTAAAAGTTTTGTTGAATAAAAATCTTGTGTCGGATTATTTACATATCCTACATCAGTAGTTGTTGAGTTTCTTTTAATGGGATCAAGAGATGTTATTGTAGTGTTATAATTACCAAGCATCATCAATTCAATGTGATTAAAATTATCTTTTTTTGTTAATCTCGCAGTCCGAATTATATTTGATTCAATTTTAGCATCTGGATTTGGCGCAAAAATTATGTTATGAATTCCTGTTGAATTAGAATCCTCTGCTAATTTGTCATAACTTCCAAAAAAATGAGTTGCTGCAAATGCGCTTCCATTTGCGTATGTGCCTACTACAGGAAACAATCGTTCAAAAAATAAAAAGAATTTAGATTTTGAACATGATCTTTGTGCTAATGCTTCGATTGCTTTGTGCGGCATTAGTCCTGTAGATATAAAAGGATTTGTTATTGTGATTTTTGGATCTTCTATCATCAAATCATTTTTGGACATTTCAGAGAAAATAGAAAAAACAGCATCTGCAATTGATGTGTTCTTGTAACTTTTAAACAAATTCTTTTTTGTAGAATTGACAAAACTTCTGGAAGTAAAATATAAAGTATACTTTGTGCCGAGACTAATTGTGTCAACAACGTGTGCGCCAATCTTGTTTACAATGAAGTCTTCTCGCCAAAGCAATATTTCATTTGTTATTGGCTTTGAAAATTTTAAAGTTATTTTTTCTCCACCTTGAAGTTGAAATTTTTCTATAGCCCCGCCTGTGTCTACTAGTGTGATAGACCCCACAATAGCAGAAGAAAACATGTTTTCATCAATGCCTATACTCTCAAATGAATCTAGCAAAGATAATCTTAAACCTTGTCTTGTGGTAATAGTTGCTTCATTTATTACAAAATCTCCACCAATATTTCTACTCAAAGAATCTTTGGTGTTTAAACTTAGAGGCGCAGATTCAAATCCAATATTGTCTGTGCTTTTTCCAAAAGGATAAGGTAAATTGTAATAAACGTTTGCCATATATTACACTATTGGTTTTGATAAAATAGACCTAAGCCCTGTTTCTATACCACTTATTAAAGATTTATTTATCATTTTAATCTTAGATTTATCTATGTTTAATTCTAATTCCCATTCGTATACAGTTTCAGACCTGCGATTCGCAGCCGATAAACTTGTATATTCTTGCACATCTATTATGTTGTCATATGCGTCATAGTAATATTTTACAGTAGACATTGCGGCTGTTGTGCTACCATATTTCTCAATTATGTATTCACTGAATGCGTCTGAACTTCTAGGCCAATCGTCATAGATGCTATGAACATTGTTTGTCAATAATATAATCCAATCGTATCCTGGATTGTCATAGAATTTAAAAGAAATAAAATCTGGTTTTTCTCCATCTTCCACAACATACGGAGAAAATGAAATCCCTCTATAGTCTGTAAGATAATTTTTTACTTTACTAACAACGGTAATATCAATTGCCCTTAAGTAGTTATGGTCATCTACTTTGTATGCAATTTTTGGGTATTGTGTGAATATGCTCATATATTAAAAAATTGTTCTTGTTGATGCATCTGTTGAATTATTTTCTTTAGTTATTTGCGCCCCAAGTGGCAATGTTGTTTCTTTTAAATTGATAGTGAGTGTGACTTCAGCAGGATAATATTTGCCGGCGCTGTCTTTTTCAAAAAACAACATTTTATTTTGTGAACCATAATCAACTTGTACGTTTTCTATAACACAAAATTCGCTTCCAAAAATTTGAGTTGGTGTTACGCCTGTAGGCTCAACCATTACAATTTCAAATGAACACATATCTGGATATCCAAAAGCAAGTGGAGTGGTTCCCAGTCCTGCTATCACCGCTTGTATGCCGGTCGTAGAAATAAAATCTTTATCTCCCTCTACTCTTAGGCTCGCTCGGTCATCGGCCGAAATGCTTTCGGGTGCGCCGCCCTTAGGCGATGATGCAATTCTAAATGTTTTTATGATATTAATCATTGCCTTTGCTTCTATTAAACTCGTAGGTTTCATTGTAAATGGCAAAGCATATCTTCTAAACGTGGGACCTTGATAAATTAATTGTTGAAAT